CTGAGATTCCGCTCTAAGCTGTGCTTCTCTCAGTTCTGTTTCTTTCTGTTTGATGTATTCAGACAGCAATCCAATATACATCGATCTTTCCCATGGTATCATGTTCTCAAGCTCAGCCAGACTATACTTGTGGTGTTGTATCAACGAAAAGTTGGTCTTGAAGTAGTTCGCCAACTTGTCATGACCGAGCATTAGCGAAAAAAACTTGTGAAGTCTGTATACTCCAGTTCATGCTTGTGCTTGCACTTTGGACACACCCCTTCTGCCTTGATCACAAAGCTAGGGAAGTTGTCCACGAACTTTTCCAGTTTACGGAACTGTTCTTCTGTAAAACCTTCTATGTATTCCACCAACTGTTCTGGTGTATAATCCTTGTATGAGTAGACCTTGTCGCCATCGTATATCTGGTCTATAGATGCTGCTATGATCTTGACTTTTCTGGTCAGTGCATCATCTGATTCCACAAAGCGTTTCATCACCTCGTAAGATGGATAGCGCATTTTCATACCGATTCGGTCAGTCAATCGTATATCGAAACCGACAGAATCGTCTTTTCTGACCACGCAGTTAGAGATATCGATATCTACTGGAAACATTGCACCGCACTTGCCATTCTCACCATACATGTTACAGATGAAGTTGACTGGAACCACTTCTCCTATTGACTTTGCTCGTAGCGCAATAAAGAGATAGTCAACGTCAAAAAACGGCATCTTCTCAACCTTGACTTCATTGTCCAGTATGCAGTTATTGATGATTTGCTTGGTCGTAGCAATGATATTGTTTTCGTCTTTTGATTCGACTGCCATCAAAAGAAGCTTCTCTTCCTTGACCAGAAACGGTCGAACGCGAACAGTCTTTCCACTAGATGGCAGTTTCAGTTCATAGATCGGTAGATCAATCTTTGGTAGACTCATGATGTATTCCTTTATATGTTATTATTACTGTGAAGACTGTGGTGCCGTTGCTTTTGGCAGACCAACAACCGTAGCACCGCGTATGAAGTCGTTTTGAAAAGAACCCGGTTCTGTATCGCGGTTCTCTCTTCTCCAGTGAGAGTAAGAGAATGAAACAGTCAGTCTTTGAACGTTATCATCTGCCCATGTTACCGGTTGTGGATTGAGAATGACCGGATAGGAGTCTTCTATAGTCCACTTATACATCGATTCTGGTGCAGTCTTTCCTTGAGATTCTGGTGCTTCTGCCAACTGAAAGACTTCTATGTTCGCGCGATACTGGTCTCTGTAGTTGAAGTCCCAGATATTGGTTGGATTGATGATTTCCATCCAGTCATCGAAAAACTGACGTTCATATGACTCTGTTCGGCAGAGAAATGATATGGTCATGTCTTCATATTGAGATTGAATAGGTGACTTGAAGTTGGGTCCGTAGTAGCGATAATCGATAGACATGAACGCGCGGCCAGGCATTTCTGCTGCTTCTGCCAGATATGTAAACTGTCTGATAAAGTCGGCATAACCCAAACCAAGCAGCAAGTTGCCTACCGGTAGAATGCGTATTGCATAGCGTGCTGATTTGACCAGTCCACCGTATGCCGCAGAGTAGGCAGCAACGTCTCTCATAGAGAGATTTTCTGGTTGATTCTGTATCGTAAAGGTTGGCATATGTTATTAACTCTTGTAAATGAAGTGTTCCAATGGAAGTTGAATGACGCGATCCCATTCTGTAGCAGGGATTTCAATGAACTTGGAGCGAACATGAGTATAGAGATAGCGTTTGATGCAAGGTCTTCCAAGTGTGTTCAGTCGTTTGGTGCTACTCAGCAACTCATATGTCATGCGCAGCCTAGAGTTTTCGGTCAGATTGGTTGCTGTAGCGTATTCTGTCAGCTTGTTCAAAAAGACTTGACGTTCTTGAGGTGTCAGATAGTGCATGTTCAGACCGAGAAAACCGTCTGTATAACGCTCTATTGGAAACACTAGCGGATATCGATCCCACTTGGGCAGAACCTCTTTCCACTTGGCGTCATACTTGAAGAAATACATCTTGCCAATGATCGTAGCGGAACGCTGTTGCTGAGTGGCAGAAATCAGTATCTTGCGCGTTGATTCCGAACTTCTCGCTTTGCTGAGAAGCCAGTCAAACAGTTCGCGCGATGTATAGGTTTGAATCTTTTGCATAGTCTTATTTATCTTTCTTTCCAAAGATTTCGTGTTCGGTCAATACAAGGAACTGCCAACCTCTATCAGCACAGAACTCTTCCGCCGACTTCCATTTTGACTTGTTCGTTGCCCATGTCGTAACCTCAGTGATATAGCGTTTAGTCTTTCGCTTCTGTGGCTTTGGTTCTATGGTCTGTGCTTTCGGTTTGACTTCCAGCATAAGCGTTTTTCGCGTTCCATTAGGACCTTTGGCAACCACCACAAAGTCTGGAAAGTAGCGTCTATGTCTTCCAGTAGACGGATCGTAGTATGGTACAATGACTTCTTCAGACGACCACTCAAGTATGTTGGAGTTTACATCTAAATAGGACATGACTTTCTTCTCCCAAAGCGAACGATACACGATGTTCGCTGGGTCACCTTTATACTTCTTTGGATTCTTTGGTTTAAATCGACCTTTGTATGCCATGATAAATATGTATAAAACCATTCTATAGGAACAAATAACGATATGGCAGAGAACGATTATGGTCAAAGCATCTCAGCACCAGTAACATCTGTGTTGGAAACCGCCTATAAGAACACTATAGGCCTAGCAACCAATAACGAAGACACCACTCTGGCGCAGTCTGAGTATGACTTTACCTACAAGGCATTTCCAAACGACCTAGGTATGGACTATCTGGGTCACTATGTCGTATTCAACATCAATGTGCCAGTCAACCCTATCACTAGCCAGAAGCGCGGTTCCGCAGTAACACAAAGACAATCCAAGTTGCTTCCAAACGAGTTTTCAAAGGTAGACGTTCTACGCTTCGGTAACATCAACTCTGGCGGCGCGCCAACCGGTGCCGGTGCTGCTATACCTAGACGAACCAGACGAATAGCACAGTCTATAGCACTCTATATGCCTGGTACTCAGCTGACCTACGAAACCAGAAACGAGTATCAAGATATCAACATGTCCGCCATCGCTGGCCAACTTATCTCAGGTGTAACATCCACCGGTGCCGGTATCCTTGCTATGCTTGCATCCAAATCAGCAGCTGCAGGTTATGAAGCAGCCAGCGCAGTCGGAAACATCATTGACGGTGCAGGCGAAGTTGTAAAGACTACAGCACAGCTGGCTGGTGCACCTATCAACCCTTGTGTAGAGGTCATGTTTGCTACTACAGACTTGAGAAACTTCATGTTTGAATTCCTTATGGTTCCACGTAACGAGAAAGAAGCAGAGACAGTCAGAGAGATTATCAAGACCTTCCGCTTTCATGGTGCACCAGAGGTTATGAGAGGTGGTTTCACCTTTGTGCCACCAGCAGAGTTCGATATCACGTTCTATCACCGCGGTGTTGAGAATACCAAGATACCACGCATCAACACCTGTGTACTGACCGGCATAGACGTAGACTATCAATCACCAATGAACGGCATGTGGGCATCCTATAGAGATGGCAATCCACTGGCAACGTATATGCGTTTGTTCTTCCGCGAGGTTGAAATCGTGCATCGCCTTCGTGTTCTTCAAGGATTCTAAGGCACCCAAAGGACAGCCAAAACGTGGTTTTTCAATCATACTGAGAGTCTTACAAGGATATGGGTATAATATACAGAGCAACCAACAAGACAGATGGTCGAACCTATATTGGTTACACCTCTGTCTGGCCTCTCACAAAGAAATACTGTAAATCTCTTGCCAATAAGGATGGTGGACACTTTCATAAATCACTATCTGAGCATGGCATGAATGGTTTTGAGTGGTTCATTCTATTGTCTGATGGTACACCTACAGATGCCAAGCAGCTGATTGAGGAGACCGGTGCATACTGGGAGAATGGTAAAGGTTATAACCTATCTGGTGAGGTGGTAAAAAAGAAGCGTGCATACTATGGTAGAGTGGTATCTGAGAGGCATAAGCGTATATTGCGAGAGAATGCAAGACGAATGAAACTATATGGTCATAGACCTGAGACAAAGGCACGAATATCAGCATCTATGAAGGGTAAACCCAAGACTGAGGAGCATAAACAAGCTATATCTAATGGCCATGCTGTCTATAATGGTAATGGTGGTTTCTATAGATCAGCTGAATATAGAGCAAAGATGAGTGCTGCTTGTAAAGGAAAAAGAATAAATGGCAAACTTTC